CCGAACACTATAAGGGCAATGGAACCGCACACTAGGCAAAAGTTTCATTTTGCTTGGTCTTCATTTTCAAGAATGTATGGAGTCAGTCATGTTACAACAGACATGATTGACTTTTGTTATGATTGGGCTAAAACTGACGAAGTTGCACCACTAGATTGTTTAAATCACACAGATAGGTATTTTAGAGAAAAATGGGCCATGTTGCACGGTGGGTGATGGAAAACCCATTCACCTTAGGTATACTCAGTTACTTTTTGATTGTAGTACCCATACTTGGAATTTGGGCAGTGCATAAGTATAAGTGGGAACACTGGGCACCCTTCGATGGAACTCATACTAAGACCCCACCAGAACCTGAATGATCCAACTTGGAGTGTAATCATACTTCTGTGTTGCGGATTGGTTTTTACTGCGTGGTGTGTTTACTACATACTTAAGCTAGCGTATCATGAGTTAGATGAGTGAAGTATATCTTGGTAACCCGAACCTCAAGAAGGCCAACACTGCCATTGAGTTCACAAAGGACCAGATCGAAGAATTTATTAAGTGTAAAGAAGATCCTGTTTACTTTGCGCGAAATTATATTCGTATCGTTTCTCTGGATGAAGGTCTTGTTCCTTTTGAACCTTATAAGTTTCAAGAGAAGTTAATCAGTCGATTTCATAAGAACAGATTTAATATCTGTATGATGCCCCGACAGACGGGTAAGTCAACCACGTCGGTATCATACTTACTTCACTTCATTGTATTCAATGACAGTGTAAACGTTGGTATTCTGGCCAACAAAGCATCTACTGCAAGGGAACTCCTCAGTAGGTTACAACTTGCATATGAGAACCTGCCAAAATGGATGCAACAGGGTATCATATCATGGAACAAAGGATCAATGGAGTTAGAAAATGGCAGTAAGATATTGGCAGCTTCTACATCTGCGAGTGCTGTCCGAGGCATGTCGTTCAATATCCTCTTCCTCGATGAGTTCGCGTTCGTCCCTAATCACATCGCTGACTCCTTCTTTGCATCTGTTTATCCTACTATTACTTCTGGTAAAAGCACAAAAGTCATAATGGTTTCAACGCCTCACGGCATGAACCATTTTTACAGAATGTGGCATGATGCCGAAAGAGGTAATAATGAATATGTTCCAACTTCAGTTCACTGGTCAGAGGTTCCAGGCCGTGATGAGAAGTGGCGAGAACAAACAATCAAGAACACTTCCGAAAACCAGTTCAAGGTTGAGTTTGAGTGTGAGTTCCTTGGATCAGTTGATACTCTCATCAATCCTGCCAAGTTAAGATCGTTAGTTTATGAAAATGCAATTCAAACTGGTAACGGTTTGGATGTTTATGAAAAACCACAGGATAAACACGACTATGTTTGTACAGTTGACGTGGCCAGAGGTGGCGGCAATGACTACTCAGCTTTTGTAGTTATAGACATTACTGAGTATCCCCATAAAATTGTAGCAAAATATAAGAACAATGAAATCAAACCAATGTTGTTCCCGTCAATCATTTATGAAACGGTAAAGTCATATAATAATGCATGGGTGTTATGTGAGGTCAATGATATTGGCGATCAGGTTGCAGCTATTCTAAACTATGATCTTGAATATCCCAATCTTCTCCAGTGTTCGATGAGAGGACGTGCGGGACAAATCGTAGGTCAGGGTTTCTCTGGAAAGAAAACTCAATTGGGTCTCAAGATGTCCAAGGCTGTAAAGGCGGTGGGATGTTCCAACCTTAAAACAATGATTGAGGCCGATAAAGTTCTTTTCAAAGACTACGATATTATATCAGAACTTACGACATTTATTCACAAGAGAAACTCATTTGAGGCCGAAGATGGGTGTAATGATGACCTTGCAATGTGTCTCGTCATCTACGCATGGCTGGTCGCCCAAGACTACTTTAAGGAACTGACTGACCAAGATGTCCGTAAGAGACTGTACGAGGACCAGAGAGACCAAATAGAACAGGATATGGCCCCATTTGGATTTATTAGTGATGGTCTAGAAGATGATATGATCACTGACGATGATGGAACAGTTTGGAGAAAGACAGACCTTGATGATATCAATTCCACATATGGAGACATGAGTTTTATGTGGGAGTACAATTGATGGATATTGGAGACGAGTTTGATCTAGAACATCTGTTGTTTGTTGAAAGAACTTGCAGGGTCTGTGGTGAACGTAAAAATCTTATTGAGGATTATTACCTAACAAGAAAGGATAGAGGTTCATATCCATCCGCATATTCTTATGAGTGCAAAGACTGCACCAAGAAAAGAATTGTCATAAGTAGAATGACAAATACGATCTTTGATAGGTGGGAATATCCCGATTGGTAGTGTTCACGTCCAGTTTCCCCATCTGAAAGAGTAGCAAACAATAAATAAATTTAGAAATAAACTGAAACTTCTAGAGGAAATCAGATGGCTGGTTTAGGCTTAGTATCTCCTGGGATTAAGGTAAGGGAAGTTGACCTTACTAGAGGTGGAATTACTGGCGTAAGTGACCAGACTGGCGCCATCGCTGGTCCTTTTGTAAAAGGGCCAATCAATGAACCACTTCTTATTGAAAACGAGAAAGATCTTGTAGACACTTTCGGTGAACCTCAAGAAACAAGTAATCAATATGAGTACTGGATGAGTGCTTCATCCTACCTCTCATATGGTGGTGTTCTGAGGGGTGTAAGGGTTGATGGTCAAAGTTTGAATAACGCTAATGCTGCCGTAGCCACTGGTTCTGGTTCGTCAGTAACATCACTTAAAATTAAAAATTTAGAAGACTACTTCAATTCATACGGCTCTGCAACCACCTGGTACTGGGCTGCTAAGAACCCAGGTACTTGGGCGAATGACCTCAAAGTTTGTGTCATTGACGCAAGAGCGGACCAAACTTTGTCAGGTCTTACCACTTCAGGTATTGCAGTTGGTGCTGCTGTAACCCAAGCATACGCTGGTGGAACCAGTGTTGGTGGAATCGGAACCGCAGTAAGTCTGGCCGGTGGATACCTGAAGGGCATCGTAACTGGTATCGGTGCTTCTTCGATCGACGTTAAAGTCGTAAGTAACGTTTCTTCTGCAGGAACAGAGACTAACGTTGATTATGGCAAGTCTGGTGCATATGAGTTCAAGACGACCGCATCACTGACAATTGCTGGTGCAACTGGTTCTGCTTCAACTTCAGTCACTGTACAGAGAACCTTCGCAGGAACCAACGTTACTGCTGGTGCAGGAACTACAGTTCTCCTCTACAACGTATTCTCAACCAAGGCTGTTGACCAGGCTGGTGGAGTTGCTCTTGGTGTTGGTGCAACGGGTGTCTTCCTGGATAGTGTTTCGGGTGTTGGAACCGATGGTTCAGCATCTGCAAACATCTTACTGATCGGTTCAGAATTGATCGGTGTTGGTGCAACTATTGTTTCTGGAACAGGATTCGTTGGATTCTCAACCAGAGGTATTGATGGAACCACCGCCACTTCACACAATGATGGTTCTACTGTCACTGTTCTGACTAACGCTGGTGCAGCAACAACCCTTAAGAGTGCAATCACTGCATCATCTACCGTTCTGGAAGTTAATGCTCTCAATGGTATTGATGTTAACGATTACCTGAGAATTCAATCTGTTGGTGTTGGAACCACTGCAGAAATCCTCAAGGCAACTGGAACCACCGTTAACTCCGCACTGACTCCAACTTCCGCAGTTGATTGGTATGAAGGTCAGACCCTTGGTCTTGACAACTCAACTGTCTTCTGGAAGAACGTTGCTCCAAAACCACAAACTTCTGCGTATGCAAATGCAAGAAACTCAAGATTCGACGAACTGCATGTTGTAGTTGTTGATGACAGTGGTAAGGAGACTGGAACTTCTGGTCAGATCCTTGAGAAGTGGGTCGGTCTTTCCAAGGCCAAAGATGCAACTCAGTTCAACAACCCAATCTACTATAAGGACTACATTGCAAACAACTCCGAATACCTGTTCGGTGGTTTAGCTCCTTCTGGACAACCAACTGGATTCTCCACTGGAACAACTGCATTCACTGCTGCTGCTTCGGCCTGGGGACAAGATGCACAAGGAGTTGTCTTTGCTGGTATCGGTAGATCGGTTTACTCCCTGCAAGGTGGTAAGGATTACGGCGGTACTTACACTGCTCCTACTTTCACCGCAACTCTGGGCGACCTGATGGAAGGTTATGACCAGTTTGCAAATGTAAGAGAGTATCCAGTTAACTACCTGATCATGGGTCCTGGTCTTTCTTCTAGAGACGAGACCGTAGGTAAGGCCAACAAACTGGTACAAATCGCAGAGAACAGAAAGGATTGCGTTGCAACCATTTCTCCAAGAAGAGCCGATGTTCTGAATGGTGATTCACCTCTCACCAACTCAGATACTCAAACCACCAACGTCATCACGACGATGGATCAGGTTAATTCTTCTTCCTACGCCGTTCTTGATTCAGGTTACAAGTACACCTTCGACCGTTTCAATAACAAGTTCCGTTACATTCCAACCAACGCTGACGTTGCTGGAATGATGGCAAGAACATCACAAAATTCATATCCTTGGTTCTCGCCCGCAGGAACAACCCGTGGTGTTGTAAATAATGCAGTCAAACTTGCATATAACCCATCACAAGCACAGAGAGATCTTCTCTATACCAAGAGAATCAATCCAGTTATTGCTGCTCCTGGTCAAGGAATCATCCTCTTCGGTGATAAGACTGCACTGTCCTACACTTCTGCGTTCGACAGAATCAACGTCCGTCGTCTCTTCCTCACAATCGAGACTGCTATCGAAAGAGCCGCTCGCGCTCAACTGTTTGAGTTCAACGATTCAATCACCAGAGCGAACTTTGTTAACATCGTAGAACCTTACCTCCGCGATGTTCAGGCTAAGAGAGGTGTCTCGGACTTCCTTGTTGTTTGTGACGAAACGAACAACACCCCAGATATCATTGATGCTAATGAGTTCCGTGCAGACATCTTTGTGAAGCCTGCTCGCTCGATCAACTTCATCGGTCTGACATTCGTTGCAACACGCACGGGTATCAGTTTTGAAGAAGTTGTCGGCACTGTCTGATAACGTTGTTCATTCGATTAACCTAACAGGAGATTAAAGTAAAATGCCTCAGCAAATCCCTAACACAGGGGCTAATGCGAGAACCCTGGATACCTTTAAGTCGAAGATGTTGGGCGGCGGCGTTCGCCCTAACTTCTTTGAAGTAGAGCTTAAGTTCCCTGCCCTGGCCATCGATGATAACGATGTCAGTGACAAGGTTAGATTCCTTGTAAAAGGTGCTAACCTCCCTGCTTCAAATATCGCTCCCATCTCTGTTCCTTTCAGAGGCCGCGAACTCAAGATCGCTGGTGAGAGAACATTTGATACCTGGACTGTTACCGTTATCAACGATAGTAACTTCACTCTTCGTGATGCTTTTGAAAAGTGGATGAACATGATCAACCGTGTTTCTGATAACGGTGGTGAAGTTGATCCTACTGTATATCAACAGGAAGCATACGTCCATCAACTTGGTCGCGCTCCCGTCACTAACGCAACTGCTGCTCCAGTTCAGACTGGTGCTACTGTTCCCATTCTGCGTTCATACCATTTCCATGGTGTGTTCCCAACTCAGGTTGCTCCTATCGAACTCTCTTACGATCAAAACAACGTAATCGAAGAGTTTGCTGTTGAGATGCAAGTTCAGTGGTGGGAAGCCCTGAATGAAAATGGGCAGGTTGTCGTAGGCTGATAAATAACCTCATAGGCAACGGTTTATAACATGGCTGGTAGATTATTTGGATTTTCAATCCAAGGGGCCAACGGCGATAATCTGCCTCCTTCAGCGGTTACTCCTGTTCCGCAGAATGAGGCAGATGCGTCGGATTACTACGTCAGTAGTGGTTTTTATGGTCAATATGTTGATATTGAAGGTGTCTTTCGTAACGAGTATGACCTTATCAAGAGATACAGAGAAATGTCTCTGCATCCCGAATGTGATGAGGCCATCGAAGACATCGTAAATGAAGCCATCGTTGCCGATCTCAATGACAGCCCAGTTGAGATCGATCTGTCTAATCTGCAGGTAAGTGATTCTATTAAGAAGATCATTCGTGCAGAGTTCAAGTACATCAAAGATCTTCTAGATTTTGATAGTAAGGCCCACGAACTGTTCCGTAACTGGTATGTTGATGGTCGCCTTTACTATCATAAAGTAATTGATCTAAAGAATCCTGAGGCTGGTATTCAAGAACTTCGTTTTATTGACGCACTTAAGATCAAGTACGTCCGTAAACAAAAGAAGGAAGATAATAATATCAATAGCCCACTTGTAAGAAGTGCTGACGAGATTCTTTCAAAAACTCCAGTTATTGAGGAGTATTTTGAATACAATCCAAATTCTGGAAAGTCTGGTCAAGGATATCTTCCAACACCAGCAGGTACAAAACAGGGTGCAGTTCGCATTGCAAAGGATGCAATCACATACTGTACTTCTGGATTAGTAGACAGAAACAAACATACAACTCTTTCTTGGTTGCATAAGGGTATCAAGGCCCTGAACCAACTGAGAATGATCGAAGATGCTCTGGTCATCTACCGTTTGTCTAGGGCTCCAGAACGTCGTATTTTCTATATTGACGTTGGTAATCTTCCGAAGGTAAAGGCAGAACAATACCTTCGTGAAGTCATGAACCGTTATCGTTCTAAACTTGTATATGATGCTAACACGGGTGAAGTTAGAGACGATAAGAAATTCATGTCAATGTTGGAGGACTTTTGGCTTCCACGCCGCGAGGGAGGGCGCGGTACAGAAATCTCTACCCTCCCTGGCGGGCAGAACTTAGGTGAAATCACTGATATTCAGTATTTCCAGAAGAAACTCTATAAGGCCTTGGGCGTGCCCGAAACCCGTCTCGGTGGAGAAGGTGGTTTCAACCTCGGCCGATCCTCAGAAATTCTCCGTGACGAACTTCGTTTTAACAAGTTTGTAGGTCGTCTTCGCAAGAGATTCTCTAACATGTTCCTTGACATGTTGAAGACTCAGTTACTTCTTAAGAACGTAATTGCTGCAGAAGATTGGCCTCATGTTGCGGAACACATTCAGTTTGATTACATTTATGATAATCACTTTGCAGAACTGAAAGAAGCGGAACTGTTCCAGAACCGCATGAACAACATGGCTATCGCAGAGCCTTATGTTGGTAAGTACTTCTCACAGGATTACCTGCGTAGAAAGATTCTTCGTCAAACCGATGATGAGATTGTTGAACAGAACAAACTCATTGATGCGGAGATTGAGGCTGGATTATATCCAGATCCTGCCGCAGCTGCTGCGATGGATATGATGCAACAAGCTGCTGAAGTTGATGCGACTAATGCCCAGACCGCAGCAACTTTAGATCCATCTATCGGTGCAGATAAAGATACTGCGGCCCCTGAAGGTGGGGAAATATAAATAATTTGTAGTGTATAAAAACACATAATGAACCCTACTGAATTGATTGATTTGGTGTTGCAAGATGCACCTGCTCATGAAATCTCTGATGGTATCAAAGATATTTTGATGCAAAAGTCAGCAGATCGTCTTGAAGCTGGAAGACCTGTCGTTGCGGCAGATCTTTTTGGTGATGAAGAATTTGAAGATGAAGAAAGTGAAGTAACCGAAGACCCCACTGAGGAAGAGGATGGCCAGGATTAATTTAAAAGGTAGTGAGATTGACATTGCCGCTGGTGTTGGTAACAGCAGTGCAGTGAGTAATGCAACTCTCGTTCGTGTACTTAATCCAACTGGTACTGCTACCGTAGTACATGTCACTGATCCCACTGGGCTCAACGAATACTCAGGTATTGGATCTTTTACTCTCAATGGTAATGCTGTTGAGTATGTAGAGAAACAACCCTCATACACCATTTACGGTGAGGCTGCAATTAAAGCAGTAAAAGTCGGATTCGCTGCAAACTAAAATGAAACTCATCAGAGAAGAAATCGAACAGGTAGAAGTTATCGTCGAAGAACGCGACGGTAAGAAGAGCCTTTACATTGAAGGTGTATTCCTCCAAGGCGATATCAAGAATCGCAATGGAAGAATGTATCCTTGTTCAACTCTTGAGAAAGAAGTTGCTCGTTATAACGAGGCCTTCATTTCTAAGGGTCGTGCTCTTGGTGAACTTGGCCACCCTGATGGTCCAACAGTGAACCTTGATCGCGTTTCCCACAAGATCGTTTCTCTCTGTCGTGAGGGTAACAACTTCATTGGTCGTGCTAAGGTTCTGAATACCCCAATGGGTAACATCGCAAAATCGCTACTCGATGAGGGCGTTAAACTCGGTGTTTCCTCTCGTGGTATTGGTTCTGTTGCAATGAACAACGAAGGCGTTAACGTTGTTGGTGAAGATTTTATGCTTGCCACTGCTGCTGACATCGTAGCAGATCCCTCCGCTCCTGATGCATTTGTTAATGGCATCATGGAAGGAAAAGATTGGGTCTGGGACGGTGGAATTCTCCGCGAAAGATATGCAGAGAAAACATATAAGCAAATTAATACTCTTGTAGATTCCAGACAATTGCAAGAGAACAAGCTGAAGCTTTTCCAAGACTTCTTGGGAAGCCTTTAATTTATAAATAAAAACAGATTAACTACAATTATCTAAGTCTAATCGGAGAGTCCAAATGTCCCGTGGTAAGAATTTACAAGAAATGGAAGTAGGCACTGTTCAATCCAAGACTGCCGTTAACTCTGGTGCGAAGGGTGGAGATGCCATGCAAGGTATCCCTACCAGTGCCGTTCCCGGCCAAGCCATTGAAGACCTCGGCGGACCTACTCCCGAAAACTATCGCGCTGATGACGACAGCGCAAAACTGAGAGAGCCTCGTCTTTCTCATGTATCAAACGTCGTAAACGCTAAAGCTGGTAAAGCAGATCCCATGCAATCTGTCGGTAAAGAGGCCTCCTATGAGGAGACCGAAGCTCCTGAAGAGGAGACTATCACTGAGGAGGAAATCGTTGACGAGACTCCTGAGTATAATATCGAAGAAGACATGACTGCTCTCTTCTCTGGTGAAGAACTCTCTGAGGAGTTCCAAGAGAAGGCCAAGACGATCTTTGAAGCTGCCATCAGTGCAAAAGTTGCTGAAATTGCAACTCAGATGGAAGCCAAGAACGAAGAGCGTATCGTAGAAGAAATTGAGACCGTTAAGTCGGCTCTGGTTGAGCGTGTTGATGCTTACCTGGAGTACGTTGCTGATGAGTGGCTGCAGGAAAATGAAATTGCAGTCGAGCACGGTCTGAAGTCCGAAATGACTGAGAGCTTCCTCTCAGGCATGAAGGAACTTTTTGAAGCACATTATGTATCAATCCCTGAAGATAAATATGATGTTGTCGATAATATGGTCAACAAACTTGATGAAATGGAGACTAAACTCAACGAGCAGATCGAAAGAAATGTCTCCCTGAACAAGCGACTTGCTGAGTCGGTTGCCGATGGGATCGTATCTGAGGTTGCTGAGGGTCTTGCCCTGAGCCAAAAAGAGAAGCTCGCCCAACTCGCCGAGAGTGTTGAGTTTGAGAGTGAAGAATCATATCGTGAGAAACTGGGTGTTCTGAAGGAGTCATACTTCGGTCAGAAAGTCCAGAAAGAGACATCGGAACAGGTGCTAAACGAAGAAGCTGCCGCTCCTGATTATTCAGGACATATGGCTGCTTACATGAGCATCCTGGATCGTGTCAAGAAGTGAATTTAAGATTATCAAACTAAACCCTTAACCTGTAAAAGCAAATGTTCCAATCAGAGCATCTGCAGGAGAAGTGGGCCCCTCTTCTGAATCATGAAGGCCTTGGTGAAATCAAGGACGCCCATCGTAGAGCGGTAACCGCTTGCCTGCTGGAAAACCAAGAAAGATTTATTGCTGAGGAAAGATCCTTCCTCAACGAAGCCCCAACCAACGCTGTTGGTAGCAATGGCTTCAGTGGTGCTGCCACCGCTGCTGGTCCTACTGCTGGTTTCGACCCCGTTCTGATCTC